CATCTTCACTTTCTTTTAACATTTTGTTAATGAGATCTAGGGTTTCTTGCAACCCTAGGTTTGTGCCGACCGTGCGTTGGTACGTCTCCCATGACGCGACATTTCCAGCCGCTAAGGAAGAAGCTATTTCAGCTTGACGCGCCTTAATTGCGCCGATCAGATCACCTAAGTTGAATAACATTATTTTTTCTTAGCTTGCGATAGGGCGCCTCCTTGTTTTTTAGCGGGTTGTTGACCGCCAGATGACTTCAAAGACGTGCCATCGAGCTTTTCGCCAGCGGCGATACGCTTGTGCATTGGCACTGCTTCGTTGTGGTAAGGGTTAGATGTAGCCATTTCAGCCTCCTAAGTAGGTTTGTGCTTCGTTTTGAAGCTTGGGTGAGGTTCTTCTCTGTTTGCATCGCCACTTCGAGCTGTTGTTCGGCGCTGAACTGTTGTTGGCTCTGTTGGAGCTTGGCAACGTCCAGTTGTTGTTGGTTCTGGAGCTTCTGGCCAGCCAATTGGATGTCGGCCTTGTCTTTTGCCGCCAGTCGCTGTGTCTCGGCCATGCTTGTTTGTAGCAAAACCTGAGCTTCTGGGGTCATTGGAGGTGTCTGGGTCTGCTTGAGCTGTTGCATTGTCTGCATCATGGCTTGCATCTCGGGGACAACCTGCGCAAAAACCTTCTGCGTGTCCACAGTAACGTGCTGTGAAGCGATAGCGAAGAGCTTGTCGGCCTCTGGCGTGATGCGTGGATTGTCGTAGTCGGTAGGCTGACGGCCCAAAGTCTTGGTCACATATCCGTTCATGCGGTTCAAGTACCACATAGACAAGTGTTGCTTGATGTGCTCGACCATCTGAGGCAGGATGACAGGCTGAACCATGGGGTTTGAGCCAAAGATTGGGTCTTTGTAGAAGTCCAAGTGGCTCTGGATGTGGGCCAAGTGGTCTTGTTCCATGTAGGCAAACGCCGCTTGACCAAGCATCATGGCCACGTTCTCGTTGGAAGCATCACGCTTCTCAGGTGCAGGAACGTCTTTCATCAGCTCGTTGATGCCGGGAACCTTGATCTGCTTCAGGAAACGCTCGATCACCACCTTGCGGTTAAACAGATCGGGGTTCTCCTTCATGATCTGCATCACAGCTTGGCTCTGAGCCATACGCTGGGTCTCAGAGAAGATGTGTGGATCAGAGACGGGGATCACATCGGTGTTGGATGCGAAGTCTTCCTTGCGAATGTCAAGGTCGGCAACCACTTCACCCTTGCGTTGCTCTTCCAAATACCAGCGGTTCAGGCGACCAAGGATCTTCAGGACGCGGCCTTGGCTGTCATGCAGGCGTGAATGGATGGCAGAGAACACTGCGGCGCCCTGCTCGATCAAAGCTTGGGTGGTTCCAACAGGGGTGTTGGAGTTCACGTCAGCGATCTTTTCCTCTGCGGTGGTCACTACCCCCTTGGCCGCACCATCTAACCAGCCCAGAAGCTTGAATAAGACCTCTGAGGGTGGGTTGAAGGGCATGGGCATGGCGATCTTGCGGATGTCGTCAACGCCGGGGGCTCCCTCGATCTCGCAAACCTGCGTCACGTCAACCTGCTGGGACTGGCCAGAGATCTTCGCGCCCTTGAGCTTGAGCATGGTTGCCGCATTGTTGATATGGGCAGAGTCCAGCAAAGCGCGCAGAGAGCCTGTAAGGGCCGCTGAGAGGCCGCCAATGAGCTGTGGCAAGCCGATAGCGTAGGCGCCGCGCCATGGGATGAACTTGAACTCGACCAGCCAATCCAGCTTGGTCATGGTCTCATCGCCCTCTTCCCAGTTACGGTACAGACCCACGCACTCGTTCTCGTGCTCGTCAACCATCAGGATGTAGGGGGCGGACTCACCGTTGGTCAGTGGGTCGTCTTCCAGCTCCAGCCATGTGTAGATGTGGTAGACCTTGCGCAGACCGTCTTCGTTGTCGTCCCACTTGCGGCCTTCAATCTTGTTGTTGGCCTTCTCGGAGTGAGTCTCTTCGGGCTCAGCACTGACGCGAACCAAGTCGATGTCACGATATAGGCCAGAGCGAATGCGGTTCTTGAACTCCCACTCGGTGATGGTCTGCATCTCGGTGACGCGCTGGGCTGTGTAAAAGTTGGCCGCGGCAAAGGGCAACAGGATGTTGTCGATTGGCATGAACTCAGCGCAGGGGCGCTTCTTCTTCTCGTCGTACCAGAGCTTGAGGTACTGAGAGCCACCCAATGGGAGCTGAGTCAGCATCTGTTCCTGCTCGTCGCGGAACTCTTCGATCTGCTCGGTCAACTGCCAGTTCATGTAGTCGCGCTTGCGCTCGGCCTTCTGAATCTTCTGCTCATCCACGTCGCCCAAGATCTTGGTGCGGGTTGGGCCGTCAGGTGGAAACATTTCCTTGATGGCACGGGAGGCGAAGTCTACGCAGGCTTCGGCCATGGCTGGGTGCACAACTTTGCTGGCGCCCATAAAGGTTGCACCGCCGGGGGCATCATTGCCCATGCCCGTGCGCTTCAAACCCTCTTCGTACTTCTTGTCGCGCTCTTCACGGGACTTCTTGTCGTTCTCGACCAAATCCATGTAGCGCAGGGCAATCTTGTTCAGGTCGTAGGGGTTGATCTCTTCTGCCAAGTTGGCGTAGAAGTCTTCGTCCTCCATTGGGCCTTTGCTCTCCATGTGAACGATGGCAGAGCCGTCTGGCAACTCCTCAACCTCTGAGTCCTCTGGAGGCATCTCATACTCGATGCCTTCATCAGCCTCGACCTGCTGATCTCTCAGACCCTCTATAAAACGACCAGCGTTTGGGTCTTGTGGGAATTGTGTCGCCATAGCTTATTTCCTTTTGAGCTTCTTATTGCTCAGTTCCATGAACATGGTGTCGAGGTTCTTGGCTTTAGCCACTTTACCTCCACGTTTAAATGGAGCACCTTCAATGATACGCCCTCCATCGGACATATCGGGTGCTGTGTTGAAATTTATTGCGCCGCCATCAGCCTTATTAACTTCAGGTTTAGATGCCTCGGCTCGTGCCTTCATGCGTGCGATTTCTTGCTCAATGTATTCCTTAGTCAGCACGTCAGGCGTTACATCACGCAAGTACTTGGTCTCATCCATGGCCATCAGATTCTTGACGGCTTCGGCCTTGGGAGCCATCTGCTCACGAAGTTTGGCAAGCTTGGCCAGCGCTTCTGTCTTGGCCAGTGAGTTAACGATGCCGCCACCAGCCTTACCAGTCAGCTTCTTCATCTGCTCTTCGTACTGCTTGATCTCGTCAATCATTTGCTGGTCAATGATCTGGCGTGGGCCGACCATCTTCAGAGAACCGAACTCATGCGGTGCTTGCTTTGGGTTCTCGCGAATGGCGCGGACGGTATCAGGGAACGACAGCTCGTAGGGGATTGGGTACTTGGAGCTTCCCAAGAACTCGCCGGGGATGTCGTGCGAATATGTTGGGTGCTCAGACCAGTTGAGCTCTGTGATCTCTGGGCGCATACGGCCAATGGACTTGCCTGTGATGCCAGTCTCTAGGTCGCGCAGGTCAGGCTCAGTGATGGCGTGGCGCACGTCTGTGCCGCTTGGCAGGCCGTGTCTCTCAGTGACCGTAGGCATCTGCATCAGGGCGTTGAAGTGCTTGCGCAGTTCTGGATCGATGGCAAAGTGCAGGTAGGCTTCGCTTGGGTTCTCGATGCCGGGGAACGATGGACGGGGGCCAGACTTCATACTGCCTTGGCGAACCAAGTTGTTGAAGCTCTCGATCTGGCCTTTGGTCATCTTGCTTGGATCGATGGCCGACAGGTTCGCATCAGCAAAGTGCTGAGCGTAGTTGATCGACTCTGGGCCCATCATGATGTACTTGCCAAGCACTGGCGCGTCGTACTGCATACCAGCTTCACGGGCCAAGTTCTGCACACGGTTAGCGGCTCCCAGACCTGAAGCCCAGAATGCGTCATCACGGCCTAAACCGTACAGTGGGCCACCGTGCTGGGGCGATGGGCTGTCCAGTGGGATGCCGTTCAGTGAGTGCAGGGTTTGGCCAGAGATCGTTGGGTCTCCGGGGATACCAATGACCACGTTGCCCTTGAGCTGTTCAATGTCCACTGGCTTAGGCAACGCACGTTCAACACCTGTTGGACGGATGTCGTGCACCATCTCTTTTTCTTTGGCGAACTGTTTCTGAGTCTTGCCAGCCACGGACTGTGTGCCCTTGTCTGCACGCACAAAATCGCCAAGCATCTGAGGGGCGATGCGCTGGGCAATGGCCTCAATCTCAGCCTTGCTCTTGGGCAAAGCACGGATCAGCTTGGACAGACCGCCATCAGCCATGTGGACATCGCCACCGCCTGCGTATTTGAAGTCTTTGGGGTCGCCGTACTTGGGGTTCTTGGCCAGCACCAGTGGGCCGATCTGGATGACCTCTTCGGCGTTCACCACAGGCGCCATAGTCTCACGGTCATAGAAGAAGCTGTGACGCTCTGGATCCATGCCGACCTGTCGCCACTCTGGGTGCTTCAGATACTGCTGAGCCAAGTTAAACGCCTCGTCGGAGCTTGTGGGCTTCCACTTGCCTTCCATGGTGGCGATGGTGTTCTTCTCGGCGCCCTTGGCGATGCCTAAAGCCGCCTTGGGGCTGACGCTGAAGTCCACGTCGGTAGCCGCGGCCACTGGCTCGTAGCCAATTCGTGTACCAGCTCCGCCAGACACTGGGCTCTTGCGTGGGCCGTGGGCTGTCACCACCCAAGTGTTGGCTTGGTTGTATGACGGGATGTCAAGGCGCAGTCCAACAGGGTCGCCCTCCTTCAGTGTCGAGGATGGCTTGCCGAAGTACGTCTCCTTGCGTGGCAGACCCTCAGCTTCACGGCTGGTCTTAGACAGAGCGGCGAGGATCTCCTCACGAGTTGCTGGCGCTGGGACTGTCTCATAGGGCGTGACGGGCTTATAACGATTCACAAGACGCGCATACTCGTCGGCTGACATATCCCCTGCCTCAATGCGTGCGGCGGCTTCCTGAAGCTCTGGCGTGCGTTTGAGCACGTCTTTGTGCGCCATGTTCACGCGATCAACCACAGGCTCAGGGAAACGCTTGGCCAAGTTCTCGACTTCAGCGATGTTCATGTTGAGCGGAAGCTTGTTGCCGAACATCATGGCCAACTTGTCCATAGCGATTGGTGCTACGTCCTCAATAAACTTCACAGCCTTTCCGCCCTTGGCCATCTTCTGGTTGTTGACGGCCAGCATCATGGTGTCAGGGTTGTTTGAGATGGAGACCTTGCCGCCACGCTTCATGTCTGGCTCAAGTCCGTTTATGAAGCCTTGGATGTCGCCCTCGGATGGGGGCTTGCTCATCTGGGCCTTGCGTGCGGCTTCTGCCTGTTGCTCGGTTTGGTATTGCTTGCGCAGAATGTCTTCCCACTCGTTGCGGGTTAAGTAGTTTTGGCCTTCAGGGAACAAGCCAGACTGCTTGGCTCGCATAAAAACGTCAGTGCGTTTGACTGGCAGATCTTTGAGGTCTTCAGCTTGTGGCAAATACATCCCAAGTTCTTCTGGGTGAGCAAAGTAAAGGTCAGTGTTTTTGAGGTCACCAACATCACCCCATTTGCCGCCCCTCACAAAGTCCTGTACGTATGGCAAGTATTGCTCTTTAGGCTTGGCGTTCTGCTTGCCTTTGATCTGCACAATGTTGGGCGGAGCATTCTCACGCGCCATACGAGTGGCAATGTCGGTCACATCCTTGTCGGTGTAGCCGTTTGCCAACTTCTTGGCCTCTTCCTCTGCCGCTGTCATGTACTGCTTTACAGCCTCGTGGCGTGGTGCGTAGCGATTAGGCTGAACCTCCACAGTAACGTGTGGCTCGCCCTTAGTGTCGCGCAGGCTGAAGATCCGTGTGCGGCCTTCCAGCACGTCAGGGCAGTAGCCACCGACGCAGTGGCCCATGGTGTTGCCTTCGTACTTGAGGGCATCTTCAAGGATCTTTTCTTTGTTTGCACTAAGGGCTGACCTTGCGTAAGCAACTTCAAGGGCTTGCTGTTTTGTGTCGCCAAGGTATGTGCGGATGCGGTTGGGATCATCTGCGCTTGGGCCTTCCAGACGCTCATAACCGTTCTTGGGTTCGAGCCATCTAAAGCCTTCAGGCAGTGGTTTATCTAGGTTTGGCTTTGGCGTAGTCAGCTCGATCCACTTGTAGCCCTCTGGATACTCTTTGTGGACAGGGAAGTCGCCCTGCTGTTTGATGGCCGTCTCGCGCATTTTCTTGGCCAGCTCTTGATCAAACTCATAGGTGCGGCGTACTGCCTGTTCCATGCTGACCTTGTTGAGTTGGTCTGGGCGAATGCGGCCAGCTTCCAAGTCTTGGCGCAACACGTCCATGATGTGGTCGAAGCCCAAGCCGTTAGTATCAAACACTCCACTCAGGTGCGAGATCTTTGTATCGGGCGAAGCTTTTTCCATCCAAGGCTCACGGTATGAGCTTTGCAGGTCTTTGATCTGGGCTGGGGTGATTGCCACGTCTGCGGCATCTTCCCAAGCTTTCCCTTCGTATGTTTTGCCCATTTGCTCACCGCCAAACTTTTCACGGTGAGACGGCGCTTTGTATCGGTTTATTCCAACGTCTTCTGAAGGTGTGTGAACAATGCCTTCCTCAGCCAACTTGCGCACTGGGTCATCAGCCGTACCCATCTGCTTCTTAATGTAGTTAGTCAGGTTGCTGTCAAGCCACTTGTTAAGTGCAACCCTTTGCTCTACATCAACAAAGTTTCTGGCAACAGCTTGTTGCAAAGCTTCAGGCAACGCGGCTATTTTCTCTGGCGTGTATTGATGACGCATTTGTTCCAACGCTCTCTCTGCCGTTATGCCAGTCACAAGGTCGCGTCTCAAAGGCTTTAGGCCGCCCTCAATCGAGCCAGCCAACCAATTGCCACCAGCAGGCTTAATCACGTGAGGGGCGCCAGCCGCTGATGCCAAGGCGAAGTCTTCAGCGCCACGTTTGATTGCACTAGGCAAGGCTCCGATAAGTTTGATTGGGGCGCCGCGACCGTTGTAAAAACTACCACCCAATTGGCCAAGACCTGTAGCCGCACGGCTGACAGGCGTATCGGACTTGAAGGGCAGGCGCTTCTCAATGTCCTCTGACGTTGGAAGGATGGTCTTCTCATCAAGGTAGGGCAACATGCGGACAAGGGCCTCTAGGTCACCCAATTGGCCGCCAACGCCAGATACAAAGCCACGGGCCAGATCCACAGGGACGTTCTTGGCCGCCTCGCGATCTTGCTGAGCACGATGGCGGTGTAACTGGGGAAACACGCCAAAGGCGGCTTTGTCGTCGGAGGGGTTGCGTTCAGCCATGGCTTATCCCGCTGAGTTGTTGCTGTTGCCCCAATGATACCTTGGGTGCTGGCGCAAGTCCATCATGGCTTGACCAGCGTTACAGCGTCACTTCGGCGCTTGTATTCTGACTCCATGGCGTTCAGGTCTTCCAGCACTTCCCTGTTGACCAACTCAAGGCCATGCATTTCCAAGTGGGCTTCGATCACACTCCAAGACTTGACCTCCCAAATGAATCGGGGAGCCATGTGCCAACGGAAACGAAAGCGATAGGTGGTGGCCTTGTGAGTGGCGAAGTCATACCATGCCCACAAGCAACGGAATCCGCCCTGTGCTCGGCTGAAGTTTAAGCCCAGCTTGATGCGGTGGCCTTCAGGTGTGTAGTGGATCATTCTGCCGCCTCATAGGTCATCTCAAAGATGTCAGGCTTGCATGGGTAATGTTCACCCTTCACGCCAGTGATGATCCAGTCGCCGGGGGTGACTTGCATTTCTCCCTCGAGCGTGTCGATCAGTCTACGGCCAGTCATGCGGCCTATACGAACCGCTGGATGGTCACCGTCTTTGAACCATTGTGTAGCCTCAATGACCACGGGTTTCTTTCTAAATTTCATGTTGTCTCCCTTATGCGGCGTATGGGTTTTCAAGCTTACGGCGGCCACTGTCGATGTAGTCGTCCATGTCGTAGTCGTCTCGTGGGGCGCCGTCGATGTCAAGCCAGCCAGCGTCACGCAGATAGCGCAGGCCTTGGGTGCAGGCGTCCACGAAGTCGTCGTGGGTTGAGTCAGGGAAGCTACAGAGCTGAGACACGAAGCCCTCAGCCCAGTCCTTGACGTAGCCCTTTCTGACACTGCTCTCAGGTATCCATACACGGCCAGCGGCAATGATGTTGGACACAATGTTCAGGCGCTGGATTTTGTCAGCACGGCCGGGGTTATACGGCATCACGGGCAGGTGGCCACGCCTCAAGTCTTGGATCAGTGAAATGCCTGCGGACTTGTCTTCCACGAGGATCAAGTCGACCCGCTTCTTGTCCTTGCCCTCACCGTAGACCACGTCGTACTCCTCAATGACCTTGGGGCGCAGGTCTGGGTATTGCAGGCGGTCTTGCCAGCAGTCAATGATCATGGCGCTCATGGGCCCGTCAGTAGGCTTGAATACGCCGAATGTGATGGCCGCGGTTGGGTCGTTGACGGTCTTCTCTGACGTGGCGCAGTCGTAGCTCTGCACGATGTACTCGAACTTGGGGAAAGGTTTGTTAGGCGCCCACAGCTTGAACATCTCGCGCTTGACGATGCCCGACTCTTCTGGGTCGATGATCTCAGCGTGGATCTCCTGCCTACCAATCTTAGTACCTTCGTATGCAAGGATCTGCTTTTGAAAGCTTGGCGCAAGGTTGTCTAGGTTGACGTAGGTAGACGCGGTCTTGATGGCCACGTCGTCGCCGTCTCGTCCTACCAGCTCCACAATCAAGTCTTTTGGGCGTGGTGTGGTCGTTGCGATGATCTGCGTGCGGTTGTCAGCTTTCTTTAAGCGAACAGCGAACTGGATGTTGTACCAAGCTTCGTCAAGGTAGTCCCAAGCGGCCAGCTCGTCCAGCCATGCGCCATGGTATTGGCCACCACGAAAACGATCAGGCTCGCTGGCGCTGATGCCTTTGATGAGGCTACCGTTGATCAGGGTGATCTCATGCAGGGCTTTGTTGTAGTCGGCCACAAGGATGGGAGGGATCACGGCAATGAGGCCAGACTCACCTTCAAAGCACGTGCCACGCACGTCCATCGATGTAGGGGCGGATACCAACCAACGAGTCTTTGGGTTTTCCCATGCCCACCACCAAAGTTGCTCCGCGGCCGTACGAGTTTTTCCCGCGCCGCGCCCAGCCAAAATTAAGAAAATATTCCACCATGTGCCCTGCGGTAGCTTCTGGTGGTTGTGCGCAGTGGCCAGCCATTGAGCTCGTTTGGCGTAAGCCGCGCCGTGGTATGGCCCAAGCTTTTTGAGTAGCTCTTCATCCTTGAGGATGTCTAGGACGTCTTGGTCAATCGTAACGCTCATTCAGCGATCCTGAGCATCTCAAGACTCTTGATAGCCTGATCCATCTTGTGCCTGACTTCCACGTCAATGATGGTCACGTCGATCTTCTCTTCTGGGGCTTTGTAGTCGCCGTAGCGCTTGGGATTGAACTTGGCCAGTAACTTGAGGCGCGTCTCGATCTGAAGCTTGCGGTGGCCAAGCATGTCCTCCTCAGTCACGGTCATGCTGTCCTCGTCCTCTTTAGCGCCAGAGCTGTATACGGTGCGCTTGCCTATGTGGAGGTTGTCAGCGATGTGGAGGCATTCCTCGGCCATCTTGTCGTAGCCAATGTCGCGCGCGCGTGCGATGGCTGTGGAAAGGGCTTCGTTCTTCCACATCCAATCGTAAACCGTTCTCCATGCAGGCATTCCCTCTTGTCTGCATATCTCTCGTAACGGTATCCCTTCGCTTAGCTGTTCACAGATCTTGAGAGCTATCTCTTCTGTGTACTTGGAAGGTCTGCCTGTCTTTGTTACTTCTGTTGTTTGCGGCTCACCTGTCACGTCGGCGACAGTGTCGCTGGGAAGACTCTTTGGTTTCTTTGCCATTGCTGGAACTCCTTTAACGTGAAGTTTAACGCACGTTTCGTTTTGTGTGCAATGGTCAGTCCTTTAGTCCCCTCATGATCCTTCTATCCATGTCCTTGATGGTGTGTTTGTATTCTTTGTTTTGGATTTCCAATTTTGCGGCTTTTGTCTGTGCGTGCTTCAGTTTGGACTCCAGCTCTTGCACTCGTGTCTGTAGCTCTGTGATGGCTTTGTTGGCCATCTCTGGGTTTTCGGCGATCCACTCTGGCGCCCAGATCTCCTCGATCATGTTTTCATGTTCCTCACGTATATGGCAAAGCTTGCCGCTGTGTCGCCGAAGGCAGTCATCTGCTCAAACGCCTGCGCTACTTCCTCGAGCGTGTCGTTCCTGACGCTGTCTTCAAGCTGTTGCAGAACCATCTGACGTTTGCGCCAGCCCATGGCTTGTTCGTATGTATTTAACTCAGGTTCGATCATGTGTTCTTCTCCTTGAGTTTGGCTTCGATGGCTCGGGTTATGTTTACTGTCCTCAAACCTGCAACCATGTACGCATTGCCGTTGTCCACCGCTACGCTGTTTGCAATAAATATTTGGTGAATCTCCTCATCCGTCAGCGGATTGCGCTGTGGTGGGGTGGTGTACAAGCCAACATCGCCATCTTCTGGTTTAAGGCCAACATTTACACGCCAATCTTTTGCGCCACCAAGTGCGTTGCCCCGCATTACCAGCAGTTCTGTAGGACTAATCCACGCCACAGGCTCATCCTTCGCTTCTAGTGCGGCTTTAATGGCGGTGATGGCTTTTGTTGCTGGTGCTGGCAAACTCATGTAGTTGTGTTCAATGTATTCAAACGCCTCCAATGCAAGGCGTAATGCTTCGTCTTTAGTCATCGTCGCTCTCCATGTTTTCTTGTATCAGTTGATGCTTGACCAGCTCCAATACGCCTATCACGGTAGACATGTAAAGCGTTTCGTCATACTTGCGAACGACTTCAATCAGCTCATCAGCCAAACCGCCTGCTAGTTTTCCTTGATTGAAGTTCATTGGCGTGGCTCCCGCTTGATATTGTCCAGCTCGGCGATCTGCTCGTCTGTCAGTGGCACAGCTCCGTCCATGATGGTTCCGTCTGCGGCCATCTTGTGAATCTCAGCGATCATCTCGGCTAGCTCGTCAGTCGTGCCCTCAAAGTCATCGAAGCATCCTTCAGCAAAGACAACCTTCAGCTCAGGCTTGGGCTGGTCTCTTCCAAAGATGGCATCCCAACGGTTGTCCCACTCGTCTTGCGTCAGGCTCGATGGCCTGCGTCCGCTACCTTTGCTCATGTTTTTTCCTCGGCATCGTCTCCACCCATCTCTTTGAGCATGTGGTTTAGCGCCATCATCTGTTTGCTTTTTTCCATGCGTTGTGCGTGAAGAAAGTTCATTGCTTCACCCAAAGCTTGCGTAGCCCCATACAGTTCGATGATCTCGTCTTTGATTTCTTGTTTGGTTTTCATGCGTTTTTCTCCAGCATCGCGGCTTCGATCTTCTTAGCCCACTCGAGCACCTTGACGAGATTCCAGTTAGAGCTGTCGGCAGTGATGCCTAAAGCATTCTGAATCTCTTCATCTGTCAAACTTTTCCATTCATTCGCGTTCATTTCTTGCTCCTTCAGGTCTTGGACAATCTTGTGGTGGGATGGCAACGCACCATACGGCTCTGTATTGGCCACGAGGCGCCACCTCCCATCGATCTATGTATGTGTCAGGCATGGCTTTGAGAACCTTCCTGACATTGCTGTGTGGTCGATCTAGTAGGTCAGACAGATCTTCCAACGTCATGCCGTCAGGTACACCACGAAGGGCAACCCGAATGCTGTTAATGACGGCTAACCTATGCGCCCGACCTGTCGGTTTTGAAGCAGGTTTTTCTTGGCGGACTTCCTCGTCCAACACCCCGCGCACATCCACTTGGATCCCATGTCGATCCCTCCCTCCGGTGGTTTGCTCTGTTGGCACTTGCCACACTGTTTGAATTGATGACATGGTTGTTTAACGCCGATCTGTAGTTGTTGTTCAGTAAAGCTCATGAAGGGGTTTTTTCGGGCTTTGGAGCCGCTTTCTGGTCTCGTTGAGGGTCGAGGTGCTTGATAAGCTCTTGAAGGCTTACGGGCCCTATTTTCTCAAGGCGCTCGATTTCAGCCAAAACGCAGTTCACGCCTGCGTCGAATCCTTTGATGTAGTCACTCATGATGGTCTCGCTCATTGTTCAAGGACGGCTTGCAGGTTGGCCAAGAGTTGCTCAGCTTCTGCGCGTGTGAGGGGCAAGCCCATGCTGGCGCGGCGGCCTTGCAGGGATAGCCACACGCCGTCATCGTATTGGTCAAGGCTGACACGAACTTCAGCCTCCGTGTTGAATGATGTTTCGATTTCGGTAGTCATGATTTAGCCGTTCCAATATTCGTTGAATGTCATGGGTTGCACAAAAGAGTTCCATGTTTCAAGGTTGG